TTCTAATTTAACTGTATCTAATTGTTTTTCCCAATTTTCCTAATTCTCTCGCATTGGAATTAATTTCCAAAGCTAATTAGTTAATCGTTTAATATTCTTATCTATTACCTCAATTGAAAAATTAAAATCATATTTAGTCTATAACACTTTTTTCTCTTAAAACCGACCAATTGGATTTATATACTCCATCAACCAGTTTTCTTCTTTTATATAATCTCTACATATGAAAGGAATCTCTCCGAGATTCTTCCAAAAGAGTTAAAAGCTTAGATAAATGATTTGCCTATGAAGTCATTTTAAAATCTGACCCACTAAATTTCATTCGTGTATTTTCAATAGAGGTAACTTGCCGTTGAACCCAACTTTGTTTCATTAATAAAGCTAAAATATTAATTTCTTCAGAGCTAAGTTCAATATTAAAACTAGAGCGTTCAACCATTACTTTTGGAACTTCATCTTCTTCGGTTAAAGAATCATTCCAAACAACACCTAAAATGAAATCATCTTCTTCTAAAGTATCTTCATATATTTCTACTATAGAAAGATTATAATCGGTTAAATCAACTCTAGGAAATTCAAATCCAGGAATAGCATCAATTAATAGATTTTGCAAATCTCTAATGGTATCTTCCGGAGTTAATTCAAGATACATATCATCGGTAATTTTTCCAAGAAAGCGATTATATACAGTTGCGAATTTAGTTCCTTCCAAATTAGCAACCTCCTTTCTTGAATTATCCTATTACTGAGGAGTTACTACTTTATAGTTAGGTGTAGTGCGGCGACCGGTCGGAGCGGCTGCGGCAACTTTACCATTTTCTGCCCCATTAGATTCTACAGCTTTATCGGCTTTTTCATTTTCAATAGCTTTATCAACATCAAAACCTGTTTTATCTTTTAAGGCTTGACGTTTAGCTGGATCTGTAATAGGAATAGAAACAGAATACTTTTTAATTAAATCTAAAACTCCAATTGGAGCATAATCAAGCGCATCTAAGAAAGCGTCATAAGAGCCACTTACAATTAAATCGGCAATTTGCTGTTCGGACATATCATATTCTGGTACGCGTCCAACGCCTAAATCTTCAGTAACTTGTTCTTCTTCAACTTGTAAAAAGTTATATAATAATTCTCTGCCACCCGGCTGGAAAGATAATTGTTCTAATTCCCCAAAAGGAATACGTTTTACTTCCCCTGGACTCCAAGAACGACGAACGCCTGTTTCAGGAATCTTATATATTACATTACTAGCGCTTCTATTTTTAACATTATATTTTTTGTTTCTCATTTCTTTTTCATTCATAATAGTGTTTTCTCCTTTATCTCCAAAAAAAATAGGGAGAGAGGGAGATTTTTCCCTCTCCCCTTTTATTTTAATATATTAATCTTATGAGGATTATTTACCTACCATACCGGTTAAACGGCCATCGTAAGTAATTACTTTACCAGTTACTCCATCATGGAACCATGTATCCATCTGGCCTAATAAGCTTGTATCTACATAAGCACAAATGTTATTAGCAAGCATAGCTACTACGCCAACTTTTTTGTATACTTGGATTTCACGAGAACGGTCACCTGGGTTATTAAATTCGTCAACAATTGTTCCACCTTCGAAAGCAATTTTAACTGGTTTTCCATCAGCGCCTGTAGGAATTACCCAAGCATAACCTGGATCAATTACTTTACGGCTATTAGTTTCGTCTTCAAAACCTTGTTCAAGAATAATAACTTTTGTACCTTTATAGTTAGCAAGACGTCCTGTATTCCAAAGTTCAGTTTTCATAGCTTCGGTATATCTCCAAGCTTCCTGTGGAATCATACGAACTGCAAATTCATAAGTACAATAAATGGTAGGTGTACCATAAGCCGCAGCGATATTAATTAAGTTATCCATAGCCTGTTCATCAAAACCAGCTACTGCTACACGGTTAGCAGGTGGTAACTGATTAATAGAAGCTTTTAAAGCAGCTGCTACTTCTTTATAGATTAATTCATCCATACCATCCATGATGATTTTTGTAACTTCTGCGAAGTCAACACGACCATCTAAGAATTCTTCAAATCCAATTTGAGCCGCTCCGCCGATAGCAGATGTACGAACTTCAAAGGATTCGCTTTCAGATGGACCAAGTTTGAATACTTCATAAATACCAGCTAAACCAACACGAGTTACGAACTGTTTAGCACGAGAACGTGTATTTAATTTTCTACGGAAAATTGGTTTATCACCTTGAGCGAAAGTACGAACTTCAGCAAACTGGTCATACTGTTCAATTACTTTTTTAGGAAGAACTTCATCAAGAGTTTCTTCAATTAAACTAAAGATTAAGTTTTTATTTTCACGATAAGCCTGATATGTGCCGGCCAATTCATTTAATTCACTACGAAGTGTTTCGTTTAAAGCCTCATAGCTTAACTGTTTATCACCCCAGCTGTAAGCAACAGGAGCAGAAGCATCTGCTTTAGCAACAGTTTTCATTAAGCTTAATAAATTATTTCTATCTAAAGACATTATACTTTTCTCTCCCTTCTTACGCAATACGCATTACTTTAACGCCTTTTTGTCCATCAGGCATTGTGTAAAGTTTTACTACTTGCCATTTCATTGCTTCAAGATCGCCAGATTTGCAAAGAATACCATCTTCTTGACCTGGGGCTAAAATATCACCAATAGCAAGAGTTTCTTCGTTAATAGTATTTGTTGTAAAAATGTCACCTACATTTGTTTTGAAAACGCGAGGTACCATAGAAGATGTATTAGCACCCATACGTTTTTCATAATATTTAGGATTCATTTTTAACCATGGATCGTTAGTCCAGTCTTTTTCATAATAGTCAGGTGTATCAGCTGTAACATCGTCATATTTGTATTTAACACCATTTAATTCAATACCATCTCTACCTTCAGCATCTACACCATTTAACCATTTAGAACGATATAATTTTTCGTTTTCTGTATTTTCCCAATCATATGGGGTATAGAAACGAGCATGGAAATCATCTGCTCTTAAAGCAAATTCGCAATCCCACTGTTCTTCACGATAAAGTTTAATTTCATTATAAACAAGCATCCATTCGCCTGCACCTGTGAAATTAACTTCACCAATTCCATTTTCATTAGCTGCATAGTCATATTTTACAAACTGACCCTGTTCTAACACTTTAATATCTTTATTAGCAGGTAACTGCGCATATACCTGAGCAGTTCTCTGAGCAGATAAATGGTTAGGTTCAACCTGACCGTAACCAAATTCAACATATTTAGCTTGAGATTTGATATGTGGTTTCAAAAAATCTTCATGATAACCACCATAACGACCTGTAAGTTCTGCCATTATATAAAATCCTCCTTAATTATTTTCTTTTTTCAGAAGTAGCGATAACTGCTTTAACCCATGCTGGAGTAAGAGCGTCATCATCATCTTTATCATTTAAATTATAAACTGTTGGTTGTGTTTCTTTACCTTTTTCTTCTTCAAGGCTGAAACTAACTTTATTACGAACACAAATGATAGATAATTTAGCTTCAATATCATCAACTGAATAAGTGTCAATGTTAGCAATTACATCAGCTTTATCTTCATCAGATAACATATAAAATTGAGCTATCATATCTTCTTTTTCTTTCTTTTCAGCAGATTTTTTAAATTCTACTAAAGAAGTCATTTGTTCTTTTAAAGTATTATATTCAACTTCAAGAGCACTAAATTTAGTTTGTAATTCATCATATTGCCCTTTAAGTTCGGTGTATTCTACAACTTCGTCTAAATTATATTTATTACATTCACAATTTTCGAGTTCTTTTCCGCATTTAGGACATAAAGTTTTTTCACTACCTTCTTTATTTTCTTCATTTTCTTCAATAGTGTTTTCATCATTTTTGTCCTCTGGTTCTTTATTTTCTTCAACTTTTTCTTCAGAATAATTAGCTTCAAATTCTTGTAAAGCTTCTAAACTAAATTGAGGTTCTTCAGCGGCTACATAAGAGCTAGTTATTTCAATTAAAGTATCAGAAGGAATAAACTCAGCTTCTTCAGTAAGAGAGAAATTTAAACGATAATATTTTTCACTAGAACGACTTTGTAAAACGGCAAATGCCTGCCCTTCTTCTTCAAGAACTGCTTCAATGCGATAAGCTGTAATAGCTTCTGTATCTGGATAATTTTTAACCATATAACTATACAAAGCATTCCATAAAGAATCGCCAATTTCTACGGCATATTTAGTAAACACCTATTTTGCCCCTCCTTCTTTAATTAATTCTTTTAATTCATCCATCATAGAAAATAATTTTGTCTAAAAATTATCTTCAAAGGAAAATTGTACTTTAGTAATAGTTGATCCTTCAAAACAAGGTTCAAACTCTTCACCTAAAATGCAAAGCTTGGAAAAAATAGCCTCATTTATAATAAAGAATTGCGGCTTACCATTTTCATCTTTTGTCCATGTTGCATTTAAAGTTTTTTGATCTAATTCCATGGAATGATTATTTCCATTATCTTCGAAAATTCTTTCGGCTTCTGGATACTGTCCTGTCCAAATATATCCTTCAGTCATAAGATATTCTCGTTCATTTATCCCATCATCCAAAAATTTCTAAAACCAAACTTTAGCATTCATATCAACAAAACCATAAGGAACTGTTGTATCTTTAATTCTAAATTCGCCATTAGAAATATCAATAGAACGATTATGTTCTTCAAAATCTCCAGAAGCGTCATTATAAAAGCCAACAATAGGGCAACCCGGCAAGCTATTCGCCATTTGAATTGCTACCTCTTTAGTAATAACACTATGATTTCTATTTGGTTTATCACCAACGTAGCATACTTTAATTTGGCATTTAGAAATTAAAGGATTTACAGGAGTTATATTAAGAAATTCACATGGTGAATTTAATTTTACACTTGTATGTTTCATTTACTTTTCCCCTTAACTCATAGATTCTTTATTCTAAATAGTTTTTTCACTTTTCTAATCATCCGCTTTTTCAGGTCGTCCTGCCGTTTTTTGTTCAGTAGTAGTTTTCTAACTCCCTGAATTATTTTGATTTTTTGAAGTATTATTTGAATCTTTTTTACCCAAAATATCTTCACCATTTAAAGTAGAACTCATAAGTGGTGGAATCATAATTTCACTCAAATGTAAAACTTCATTTTCAAAATGAGCTGTATTTAAAATAGAACTCTACGAATGCCCAAGGGCTATTTGTGGCAACATTTTTGAATATCCCAATTGTGTCTATTCTTTATACAATTTAGATAATGCCTAATAATTATACTGAGTAGTTTCTAAAAAATAGATTTTAAAATTATATTTTTTAGAATTAACATTTTTCTTTTTAACTACTCTGTCTAATAAAATATTAAATTGCAGTAAAAGATTTCTTACAGTAGATTCATCATTAAGAATAGATTTTTCCAAAGATAAATTACCATCAGTATTAAATAAGTTTCTAGAAATACCTAAATTATTATAAACTGTTCTTTCTACTTTTTCTAAATCATCTTGCGAAGCAGTAGTATTTTTATCTGATAAATTAATTGCTTCTACTTCAGTAAAAGTAGTTAAAACATCTGTACCAATAGTATGTGCTAACATTTCTACGGCATTATTATGAATATCTCTTGCTTCATCAACGTCAAAAATTAAATCGCCATTTTTATCTAAAGGCAATTTTTGAACTATGATTTTTAAAAGCTTCTACATTTGTTTTCTTCTATCCAAATCTTGAGCTGCATCTAAATCCAAAATTGAAGGAATAGAATTAACAAAAATTGGAATATCACTACCATTAAAATTAAATTTTATGGTATTGTCCGGATCCAAAAGATACCATCCGTTCATTCTATCCCCTGGCGTTTCGGCAAGTAATTTTCCCTATTTATATAAAACATATCCTTTCTAGAACTCTTCTGGAAATAATTTTAATATTTTCATACGATAATTAATATCTTTGAAAGTGTCAAAAAATCTCATATTAAATTCTACGGCAGGATTTTGACCAATAAAATATCTTGAACGGCAATATTCTACTGGCAATTGCTAAATTACAATGCTATCATTTGAAGGAACTAAATATCCATAATAACATCCTTCTTTAATAACAGTCAAGGCAATTTCGCCACACAATTTCTTTAAGTACGAATTATCTAAATAAGTTAAAATTTTAGAAAAATCTTTTAAAACTTTTTCTTCTTTTACTGTATCATCAAAAATCTCAGGAGCAACATACCAATCATATCTGTATAAAAAAGCAAAATAATTACATACTCTAGAATAAATACCACTAACATTATAAAAATGTTTAGAAATTAATCTTAATTCATTAACATCATTTTCGGCAAGCGCTTTATATATTCTACCTTTACTAATACGCAAATGGGCCGGCATATCATTCTAATAAGAGCCTAAATCTAAAGTAGCATCTTCAAGATTTTTTACACCAACTTTAATCTTTCTTCCATATTCAGTTAAAGCCTCAATATTTTGATTATTTTGTAACCCAAATATTCTACTATTACTCATATTAAAGCCCTTATTATGAATTTCCTGCTGGCTTCGCGTTTGCTTTTCTTCAACGTTCAAAATCGCACCTCCTTAATACCCTGCTTTTCTCATTATATAATCATAAGAAATAAGACTCTCTTCGGTATATGGGATTTCAATCAATTTGAACTCATGTAAAGCGCAAAATCTTCTTTTCTAATTATCATTATACTACTATTGATATAATCCTTTTTTTCCGCCAAATTTTTGACTAGGTTCATAATGCTGTTTGCCCTAATATTCTATTATAAAATCAATATATCCATCATCATCAAAAACTACAAAATCAAATCTTAAAGGTCTGCCGTTTGGGCTTTTTAAATCTGGAAAAATATATTCCATTCTAAAATTAAGACCCGCTTCTTTTAATATTTCTTCTATTTTTATTTCCGCTCTGGACGCGCGCATTATTTCACCTCCTTAATTTATAAAGCACCAATCTTTAGCATTAAATTTTTTGCGCTTTTTCTTAGAATCTTCTATCTACTTAATATAATATAATCCATATTCAAAAGCAGAAAATTTATCTTTTTTAATAGTTTTATTAACTTGTTTTAAAATAATATTAATCCCTTCATTTTCTTCACGAAGGTTCATCATTTCTTCTTTTAATATGGAAGTATAAGTAAATGGTTTTAAGTATTCTGTCCTTTCTTCAGGCTTCATTTTCTAACCTTTTTGAGTACTTAAAAGTTTTTCTTTTGCTATACGTTCACTAATAAGGAATTTTACTTTACCCGTTTGTAATTGCGCCTAAGCTGTAGCGTGACATTCGGTATTAATTGGCGCATTAGCTATCATAATATAAATAGCATCATATTCGGTATTATTAGTACGGAATTTTTTATATTCGCCTTTTTCATCATTTTCAATTCCAAAATCTGGGAAAAATTCACCATCTACATCTTGAGATTTAACCATATAATCTATTAAGCCGCCACCTATACCATTACCATCAATTACAATAGTTCTAGCTTTATATTTATAATATAATTTTTTCAATTCAATAGCCTAATCTTCAAAATGTTCATTTGTCATAGGAATTATATTTACTAAGGATTTTATTGCCGGTCCCTAAGCCTATGGATTAACTTTAAATACACAAACTACAGTATCGCAGCCTTTTCTACCTACATCGACAGATAAAATATAATAAGCGCCAGAACCAGTTCTTCCTGAATATTCATATTCCGGCTATAACAACTTTCTATTTCTATCAAAATGCTCACCATTGAAGAAAGCATCTTCTACGGTTCCTGACCATTTGGACTCATATTCTCGTTCAAATGAAGCCTCATTATAAGTACCTTCATTTTTTTGGTCGGTAATAAAAGTTTTACTCTGAAGTCCAACGCCAACAGGTGTTCGCCAAGTTCCTCCTAAAACAATACATCGATCGGGCTAAGTTACCATACGAACCAAGAAACCTATTAAACGGTCATAAGGATATGTACCTTTATATCCAGCAGTAGTAATATAGATTTGCGATTTATTTAAAGGCTCAAGCTCATTAACTGTACCGTCTTTAGCTCTTCTAGAAATCGCCATTACAGGAATAATTACTTCTCGTAGTGTAGCATCATCAATACCAACACATTCTTCCATAAGTCCTCCATGTCTACGCTGACCACGAGTACTTTCTCTTGCCGCAAGGTTATCTAATACAGAACCATTTTTAAATACATATCTAACTCTATCTTTACCTTCTAAAGTTTTACCTCTATTCCAGTCTATTTCTCTTTTTAAATTAGGAATTAAAGCGCAAAGTTCCTAAACTTTATCATGTAAGATACTCGCACCTTGTTCTTTACCGCCGGAAGTAACAAATAAATGCGCCCCAGGATAAAGAATACATCTAATCATTAAAGCCATTACTGATAAAAATGATTTAGAATAAGCACGGGGGAAAACCGCATACACATATTGATATCGCATTACGCAACGAAGAAAAACTCTTTGATAAAAATAAAACTAAAATTCGCCTTCTTTTGGTTCAGTTCTATTTCCACGAACTAAAAAGTCAATAAAAATATCTGGATACTCTCGCCAAAAGGCAACATACTATCTAATTATAGGTAATACAGCCTCTACACGCTCTTGGGAAATACCAATTTTTTTACGCTAATTTGATAAGTTTAATAAATCTTGTAAAGCCATTAATATTCCAACTCCTCAAGATATTTAGCATCTGCCGCAGCCTCTTCATCTATAAAATCATTGAAATCAGTATAATCTTCATAAGTAAGACTTTTTTCAATATCTTCAAGAGACAATTCTGCGTCATCTACAATAGCATCTTCAGTATTTTCAGCAGATTCTTTATCTTCTTTTTCAATTTCGCGTAAGGCTTTTTCTACCATAATCGGCAAGTTTGTTTCTTCTTCGATTAAAGTTTTGGTATAGCGTTGCATATCGGCAATTGTTAAATCAACTTTATCTTTTGGCGATTCTATATAATATCTTTCAACATAACCTTGTCTTTCACATAAATCTATAAGTTCTCCAATAGAATCAACATATTCTCCAGATTCAGCTTTATTTTGGGCCGCAGTAAACTTACCCGCTTTCATAAGCGAGTCATAGGCTTTCTGCATTTTTTGAAATCCTTCAACATCACCTAAATCAATAAGCTAATTTGCTTTTAAAGAAGTTTTACATACTAATTTTAAAGTATCAATATGTCCTGCTCCCTAA